AACACTTTCGTCAATAATTTCGTCAACCATTGTGTCATCAGTTTCGTCGGCTTCATTTTCTTTTTTAATTTTTTCATACACAATTGTGTATGTTGTTTCGTCCTCAGTTATTTCTAAAATATTGCCTTTTAATTTTACTCTGTTATTTGTCATTTTTTTATTCTTGTATTATTTCCTCAGTTTGATTTTCATTTATATTTTCAAGCGTCCCGCCTTTTATAATATTATTTAATGTCGCCATGTTTAACTGCATAAATAAGTTATCGCCATCGTCAACGGCATTCAAATTCTCTTTTGCTCTTATTTCGTTAATTGTCATTGCACCCATGTTCAGCATTTTACTATAATAATCCGCCCGTTCAATTGGATTGCCTCGCAATAATGCGGTTGTGTTAAATTTGAAATTTAATTTTCCCAATTCATTTGTTTTTAACAACTTACAATTCAATTCTTGTTCAATTGAAATTAAATAAGGCATTAATGAATATTGAACAAACTCTCGGCTTTGTTCCTGTATGTTGTTAAACGAACTTTTTGTTAAATCTCTTAATAAGTGAGGCGGGATGTTGAAAATTCGTGCAACTTCCTCAATACTGAATTGCCTAGATGCAAGGAATTGTGATGCCTCATTTGAAAGTGAAATTGGACTAAATTTCAACCCCTCCTCTAAAATTAAAGTTTTTTGCGAATTTCCTATTGTAGAATAGTTTTGTGCAAAACTCATTCTCAACCTATCAATTGCCTCAGTTGTTAATGCCCTTTCAGTTTGTAAAACTCCCGACACTTTTGCCCCATTTTTAAAGTAATCGTTTCCGTATTTTTCCAATCCTAATCCCCACGAAATTGAAGCCGAACAAACATCAATTGGACTTAATCCAATTTGCCCATCTCTGCTTAATCCTTTAAAATGCAACATATCGTAAGTGTCAAAATTTTCGCCACTTTTATTGTCTGAATAAAAAAACAAATCGTCGTATTCAACAATTTCAACATCCATTATGTGAATAGGGATCAATTCAATTGGTTTTCCGCTTGGATTTCTTAAAATACGAACATAACTATTCCCATTCGTTAATAAATCAACCATGATTTTGCTCATAAAAGCGTAAGTCGTCATGTATTGATTTGGCTTTATTTTTAATAACTTTGCCAAGTTATGATCCTCACGATTAAGTTTATCGCCACCCTCTATATTTTCAAATAATTGTATCGGCAATTGTGCCACACTTTCCGACAAAATTCTTATTGCAGCCCACACCGCCGTATTTGTTAACGCGGTTTCTGTATCAACTTGCATCCCTGATCCACCCGACGCTCCTAGCAAATTAAATAATGCCGGATTTTGTTGATGTGTTCGTGTTTCTTTTTTGGTAAATAAATTTGAAACGAAATCAACTACTCCCATAAATTAAAAATGTATTTTTTGCAAAATTAAAAATTCAAATTCAAAAAAAGTGGAACATTGTTTCATTTTTTGTTTTTTATTTTTCTTTGCATAACAACTCGGAAACTATCATAATTAGAATATTTAGTTTTTCCAAAATAATTTTGATATTCAAGCTCAGTTTTTTCGTATGCTTTTAAATATGTTTTTTCGGTTTTTGCATAAAAATAAAACCGTTCTTCAAATCCATCCGGACTCAATAAAATTAATATTTCAATTCCAAGTGTCATATTACTAGCAATCCCCTATCGTTATAAATTGATCCATTCGGACTTTCGTCAGTCATCCATTCTCCGATTGCCATAACTAACGCCACAACCCCGTCCACTTTATCGCTGCTTTTTGCTTTGTCAACTTTTATATTGTCCGCCGGATCAATTCGCAAACTCACATTTGCCATTTGCCAACGCAATACCGGATTTCCTAAGTGATTAATTTCATTTCGTAAAACCATTTTTTCCAATTCTTTTGTCGGTGCGGACATTGATGCAAATCCTTGTCCAAATGGGGACATTGCCAAACCATCGTTTGCTAAATTTACAACTAATTGGCTACTATTCCAACGATCAAATGCAACCGACTTAATATTGTATTTTTCACGCAATTCATTTATTTTAATTCTTATTGCTTCGTAATCTTGGATATCCCCGCTTGTTATATTTAGCAACCCCAATTTTTCCCATTCATTGTAAGGAACTTTGTCCTTCATAACTCGGGTATAAATTGTGTCCCTCGGAATAAAAAAATGAGGCATCACAAAAAACTTGCCATTGTCCAACGGAAAAAATAAAACGAAACTTGACAAATCCCTTGTTGACGCCAAATCCAACCCACCCCAGCAATCCATTTTTTCTAATAACTTCAAATCAAATGGCTCATTATTTTCCATCCATTTATTGTCCGAAATCCATTTCGTAACCGATGTTGTCCAAATATTCAAATGCAACCTTTTAAAACTATTTTCGTAGGATACAATTTCCTGTGCCCTTTTTGCCTCCGCCTCCAAATAATCTTTTTTAATACTCGTTCCGTAATTCGGATTTGCTTTGATCCAAGTTGTTTCCAATGTAATATCGTCATTTTCATCAGCAGCATAAATCACCGGCAAAAAAGCATCGTCTTCAATAATTCCTTTACTAACTTTGTCGGCGTAATCGTGAACTTCCCAACAAATATTTCCATCAGTTTTTGAACTTCCGGCGGTTGTGATTGCCATAATAATTGGTTGGGATCTTGCAGCCGTTGAAGTCAACATTGTGTCCCACAATTCTCGGTTTGGTTGCGTATGTAATTCGTCAAATAAAACGGCATGAGCATTGTGTCCATGTTGCAACTTTGCATCGCTGCTTAATACTTTATAAACATTTGATTTTGCCGGATTGAAAATGCTATTACGATACAACTTTGCCCTTTTAAATAATTCCGGCGACATTTCAACCATGCTTTTTGCAATATTAAAAATGATCCCCGCTTGATTACGATCCCCCGCACAACTAAAAACCTCTGCACCTCTTTCATTGTCCGCAAATAATATATACAATGCAATCGCCGCACCCAAAGTTGATTTCCCATTTTTACGCGGGATTTCTACATAACAAGTCCGGTATCGTCTTAACCCATTTTCAATGTATTTTGTTCCAAATAACGGGCGAATAATATCGTTCTTTTGCCAATCCTCCAAACTAAATAATTCACCCGTCAAATCCCCTTTACAATGTCGGATCATTGTTTCAATAAATGCTACTGCACGATTTGCCTCAACTTCGTCAAAATAATATTTTTCTTTTTTATTCAAAAAAATTGTATTCGTTATTTTGTTGTATTAATGTTGGTTGTGATATTCCACTTCTTGCCGAGGGTGTTAATCCAAATTGTATTGCGATTTTTAATGCTTTGTCTAATGCTTTGTCCGCGATTGCTTGGTAGGGAACGGATTGCGAATGTTTTACATTGCCATTTTCGTCCCTATAAACTTGCACCCGTCCTTTGTCGCGTAACATTATTTCAGTTTCAATATGTAGTGCCATTGCGTTGCAATACGCCTCAATTAATCGCATATCAATGTGATGCAACATTTGCTTATTAAGTAATTCGTTACACACTTTCAAAAATTCCTCTTTGCCGATTTCCGTTAACCATTCCGGCGGATCGGGTAAATATGAAATCAAACTAACTTGCATTTCATTTTTAACAACCCTTTCGGCTTTTAAAGTGCCTCGCATTGCTTTGTCTTTTGTTGGCAATCGTTTACGCCCTTTCATGATATTTTACTTTGTGGCTGCACTCATATTTATACAATCCTCGCTCAATGTTATTTTGATTTTTTGCTTTGATTAATTTAATCAACAAAATAAAAATCAAAAAAATTAAAATTGAAATTATAATCACAAATATTTTCATTTTATTAAACTTAAAAATTCATTTCTTGTTATTTCGTTGTCCTTAAACACTCCAATCATTTTTGATGTTTTTGTTTCTGCTAATTGTATTTCAATAATTGGCAATTCTCTTTTGATTTCGTTAAATAATAAAATTGCCATATTCTCTGTTTATTCTATGTTTATTTTAACCATTGTAAATATATTTCGTGTGCTATTTGTGCAGTCATAACTGGTGGCACACTCATTCCAATTAAATATTTTGGCTCTATTGATTTGAAATTGTAGTCAAGTGGGTAAGTGCCTATTTGACAATAATCTTTTTTACTTGCTTCTACGAATTTATCAAAATAAATATATTGATTACCGCTCACAATAGTTGGTGCATAATCAGTTTTACATAATAAAACTCTGCCAAAAGACTTTTGAACTCCTTCTGTTCTTAAACAAATATCCCCAAAATTTTTATCCCCTTGTTTTCTTTGTAGCCAATCGCTGTATAATTTACCGTCTTTATTTAATTCATTATTGCTTTCTAAAAAATACATTTTTATAGATACTTCATTAAACCCCAATTTCAATTTTGGTAAATTCAAATCTTTTCTTTGACAAATAAAAAACACTCGTTCTCTTTTTTGTGGCACACCCATTGATGCGGCATTAAGGCAAAAAACTTGCACATTGTAACCTGCATCAGTCATTTTTTTGACTATGTTTTTAGAATATACTTTGGCGTTTCCCTGGATAATTCCTTTTACATTTTCAGCAATAACAACTTTAGGTTGTAATTTCTTTGCTAGTTTAATGTAATCAAAAAATAAATCATCAAGTCTTTGTTCAACTTGCCCCTCTCTAAATACTTTTGTTTTGCCCCAGTCCTTTTCTCTATTACCAGCCATTGAGAAACTACTGCAAGGTGGAGAACCGTCTAAAATATCAAGGTTGTATAAATCTTTTGGATATTCATTGCGCTTTGCAAATTCTCTAATATCCTCAACAAATAAATATTTTGGATTGTGATTTGTTTTATATACATCTGCTATTGGTGGATCTATTTCAACGCCTCCTAAATGTTCAAACCCCGCTAACTTATATCCCATTGTTGAACCACCACCACAAATAAAAGTTCCAAATACTTTTAATCCGTTTTTTAGTGGGTAGCCATCTTTAAGATACCACTTATAAGGAAATTTATGTTTACTCATTGCCTAATAATTTCCAAACTGCTTGTTCGGGTGTTGGTGCAATTTTATTTAATTGTTCTCGGACTAAATTATATTCTTCTTCGGTATATTTTAATTTAATAATCATTTGGTCATCAAAAGCATTAATATCAATTTCTTTATTTTTATCTGAATAATTTTTATTGTCTTCAAAAGGAAACCCATCCAAACCCCAATCAGTTAATTCCATAGCATCCCATTCATTTGCTAAAATGTCCCATTCCCATTCGCCAAAACCCACATTGTCTTTAATTATAAACTCCTTTTTTTGTGCCTCAGTTAAATTTTCAGCAACTTCAATCCACACTTCTTTCAATCCCGCCTCTTTACATGCTTTCAAGCGCATGTTTCCACCTAGAACAATCATATTTTCGTCCACCACTATCGGTCTTAATTCTAACATTTCGGGAAATTCTTGAATTGATTTTACTAATTTTTTAAATTTATCCCCTTTTATTAATCTAGGATTGCTAGTATTTTCTTTTAATTGACTGATTTTTAATTGTTTTTTCATTTTTTATCTATTTTTTTTATTAATACCCCCCCTATCTCAAAAAAGGGGATGCGTCTTTTTTAC